AAAATCATTAAAAATTTTTCCCATTACCTTTATACAATTTTCTTCATTGAGTTGTGAATTTTTTAATAATATCTTAGTATTTTTAATTCTATTCAATGCTTTTGTTTTATCTATTTCAATATTTAAAAAATCTGGATCTATTCCATCTGGATTAAATGGATTTAAAAGCATATTTCTTTTTGTATATAAAAAATTTTTAACTTGATAGTTAGACAAAATCTGTTCGTTTTGTTTTACCCATTCAATAAAACCTGGCACTCCTTTTGGAATTGGCCCATTTTGACCACCATTTTTATAATATGCATAATGGCTTACGGTTCTTTTTACTGGATCTCTAAAACAAGAAATAGTATATATATTTGGAATTTCTTGCCAACCTAAATGATACTCTCCGTCTATATATTGTATTTTGTTTTTTTGTAAAATATTAAATATATTATGAATAATCATGTTATTTAAATATGTTCCGCCACATTTTGCTATTTGTAAATGATAAAAAAAACTATAGTTATTCTCCATTAATAAAGTCCTCTAGTTCTTTTTTTGTTTTTGCTCCAGTTGTACGCTTAATTTCTTTTTCATTTTCAATTAATATAAATGTTGGAATTGACTTTACTTCAAATCTTTTAACAAGTAACTGTTCATAATCAGCATCTATTATTTGAAACTGAAAACCCTCTTTTTTTAAATCTTCAACAATTGGACGTGTTTTTTTACAAGGACCGCACCAATCTGCAGTAAAATAAAAAACAGTTTTCATTTTCCAGACTTTGCTCTAGCCTTTTTTAACACTTCAAAATCTTTAATTTTAGTTTCACCAAGATATCCCCAAGCATAACCATCATTAATCATTTTATTATTAATAGATTCAGAATCTCCGTTAATGTATACCCAACCAAGAATACGTCCATATTTTTCTGATGAATCCATTTTTTCTGTACGAATAACCACAGATTTAGCATCTTTTAAATGTTTTTTTAAATATTCTTTTGCTTCAATGCCTAAAGCCTTTTCTGCTTTGTCTGTTGTTCTTGATTCTGGAGTATCAATACCAGCCAAACGAACACGAGATGAAAATAAAATATCAAACCCTAAATCAATAATTACATCAATGGTATCTCCATCAACAACATTTTTTACTTCTTTAACAAAATACTCATACATTATATGGCCCCAATTGGTTTATTTTTTTCTAGTTTTTCACGCTCATCAACAACCTCAACAATAAAAGACATCATTTTTTTATATCCATCTGGATTATTCATAATTTTATTATAATGATGACTACAAAAAAGTAGTTCTCCAGAAATACCTTTGACCTTTACTAAGGCCTGTGCTTGACACTTATCACAGCGATCATTAGCGGTTAAGGTATAAGTTTTTGATACTACACTTGGATGATCTTTAACGGCTGAGGTCATAGATCTCATTATACTCTATTACTTTCTTTTACCTTTTTATCTCTATTTATAGAATCTACTTTTTGACTTTCTTTAAGTTCAAAAGATTTTTCTCTATCAAATAGTTGATATTCATATGATTTAAATTCAAAAAATCTATCTAATTCTTTTAATACTTTTTGATGATCTAACGTTGAGCAAGTATATAAATCAAATTGTAAAAGTGCTGGCTCTTCTTCGTCCCATACATGAAAGGCAATGTGGGATGTTTCAATCATTACACTTGCGGTCATTCCACGATTACCTGTTTTATTTACATAAGCAGCATGTGGACCAGAAATAATTTTCATATCTATCTGTTCAGTTAAATAAGTTAAAAAGTCTTTTACTTTAACTGGATTTGTTGGATAGTTCTTAATTTTTGCATTAACCAATAAATGATTATGCTCTATTTTTTTCCCCACTATTTTCTCCTATTGTCTGTTGAATAAAACCCACTACCATTAAAAATAGCAGTAGGAGCACTCCAAAGTCTTTGCATAGATTCATTACAGCAGACTGGATATTTGTCTTCTTCAATTCCTTTTTCAAATTCAATTTGAGAAGAACAAACAGTGCATTTGTAATCATATCTTGGCATAAAACTCCTTAAAGTTCTACTATCAGTATAGCAAATAATAGGCAGTTTTACAACATGCCCAGGTTGTTATTTTTATTTTATTTTAATTGTTTTAGGCTTTTTATCTTCAGGAACAATACGGACAATGTTTATTGTAAGCATGCCGTCTTTAAGTTCAGCACTAGATACTTCCATATATTCTCCTAAAGCAAATGTGCGGGTAAATTTACGACCAGCAATTCCTTTATGAACAACTTCAGCATCTACTGCTTCTGTTATTTCGCCTTTTACTATTAATGTTCCATTATCTACTGAAACATCAATATCTGACTTTGAAAATCCAGCAACAGCCAAAGATAGTTTATATGTATCTTCGTCTAATTTTAAAATGTCATATGGCGGATATGCCTGACGAGTTGCTAGATTATGTACTGCATTTAAACGCTCCAATTCACGATTGAAGCCAATAAAAAATGGATCTTTAAAAAGATCCAGTGCAAATGAACTTACCATTTATATTCTCCTTTTCAGCGAGTTTCATTTATGTACCCCCTTTTGGCAGGTACAAATATATTATATCACTTGTTGAGCCTCCTGTAGGATTTGAACCTACGACAACTCGCTTACAAGGCGAGTACTCTACCCCTGAGTTAAGGAGGCAGTACCCCCAAGGGGAATTGAACCCCTGTTACCACCGTGAAAGGGTGGTGTCATAACCACTAGACCATGAGGGCGTGGAGCGGAAGACGGGATTTGAACCCGCAACATCTACCTTGGCAAGGTAGTATTCTACCGTTGAACTACTTCCGCAACACTTATGTTATTTAACCCAAGATCCAAGCAAAGATATTAAGGTTTGAACTTTAGAATTAAGTAAAGCCAAATTAGAGTTTTCAATAGACTGCTGAATCTCATTTGCAGTTTTTCTATTGCCAAAGTCTAAAGATTCTGTCACATTTCCTTTATTTACAGAAACAGATGCAGAGGTTTCATCTTTATACCCATATACAAAGCCAAGCCTTGTAAATAAATTAGATCCTATGGTATCTGAATATTTAAATTGAGTTGTTCTGCCACCATTAATTGTTGCAGAAGATGTAATCGTTTCTCCATTTTCTTCTTCAGAAATTGAATTAACTACTGTGCTATTATCTGTCATTGTGAAAGTACCAGAGTTAAAGTCATAAGTTGTAGTTCCTGGGCCGTGCCAAAACCCACCACGATTTTCACCTGTTTGAGGATCTGCTGCTACTTGTAGAACAACGGTTTGTCCTGCAAATGTACCGCCAGCACAAGCACTACCACATACAATAATGTTTGTAACATTTCCGTTTGCATCAAGAACAGCATATGTTGGATCTGCAGTAGCAGATGAAATATTTAATGTTAATAGAGTTGCTAAAAGCAATCCAAAAATGCTTATGTTTTTTTTCATTTTTCCCCCTTGTTTTTATTTATATATAAATTATACTATTAAATGCTTACTACGTCAATAGGAGCCATGCAAGATGGGCTAAATTTGACAGCAGCATTTACTGCACCAACCACCCTTTTACGTGCATCTTTAGATTTTTCTGTAGCATTTAAATATCCATAAGCATATTCTGCCCCAGAACCCATTGCTAAATAATCTAAATTATATTTTGATAGTGACATATCAACTGCATTGTGTTCATATATTTGTCCTTTAACACAAATTATTAAACCAAGATCAGCCTCTTTGCCAGTATCAACCCACCAGTCATTATAAAAATTTTTAAGTTGTTTAATAAACTTAGTTTGCATAAATTTATCTATATCTTTTATGTCTGGAACATATGGATTAAAATTATACCTAATTCGTTCTCCATCTAATGCCCCTGCATATCCAAGCAAATATGGACCAAGTTTCCAAACTTTTGGGGCTGTTAAAGAAAGTATTGTATTATCATCAGAGGCACCACGATCACCAGCCATATGTATTTTTTGGGTTGCTGGATCACGAACAACTGCAAGGCAAGTCATACCACTCCTTATTTATACCTTATCTAGTATATCAAAGCATTATTGCTTAGTCAAACACCCTTATTTAATTGCTTGGCCACATGCTGAGCATGTTTTTGATTTATTTTGAGATTTTTTAGCGCTACCCGCTGGGACAGAACCAAATTTTGGTCTACCAAACCCTACAATTGAAACCATAATATTTTTCTTATTTTTCTTAAAGGCACGAAGTTTT